AACCTGGAGGCCAAAACGTATGAAGCTTTTGCTGCGTACGCTGAGCCTCGTATGGAGATTGTTGAAAGCGTTTCGCTTTTACGAGTTCCTGCGAGACCACTTTGACGACCTGAAGTAACGGTCATAAATGTGGGGAAAAGCCCGTTTCAGTTTCGGCTGAGGCGGGTTTTTTTTGTCTTGAACAAGCTGTCAAAAGTAGGATTTATACCCGGGTCATTCTCTGATGCCTGTAAGCCATTTCGTCGGCATCTGTAGGTGTCATCCGAAGATCATGAATATACTGTCTGTACATACAGTATTATTTGCCGTGGAGTCTGAATTGATGACAAACACAATCACAGCCGAAGTCCCCGCCGTGCAAATGGATTTATCACACTGGCAAACCATGCTCGCAGACAAAGCCACGCTACTCGCCCAGCCAGGCGCTCATCACAAGGCGTTGCTGACACAAGCTTATGCGCTGCACGAAAACAGGCTGATTGATAGCGACGACCTTTGTGATCTGCTTGAGTTGGCGGATGGGGCGCTGGCCTTCGCCGTGGAATCAATGCTCGACATCGATAGCGACGAGTAGGGCTTCCACATGCACCTACTGGTCACCCCGATGAGGTCTCGCGGCATCGCGCTCGACGCTAAGGCACGACGACGCTACCCCGCGATCAAAGGAAATGTCATGGTGAATTCATCGGTTTGTAAAGAGTTGGGGCGGGCCACCAATGTCGCCCGCGTTGAAGTGGGCTTGCCGTTGGATCCGGATCCGTTGCCTCAATTGCTGGACGCAACGTTAGCCGGGATGGCGGTGACGGGCTTTGTCCTGAGCGGCGTTGAATACATCGATGGTTGCGCCTACGCGCAATTTTGGTGGTGCTGGTTGGAGTAAGGACGCGCGTGCGGCATGACCGCCCGACAAAGGTGAGTTAGAAAAATGTTGCTCTGTTGGTGGCCTAATGGCACTATTGGGTTGGGCATGTGGTGTAATGGTTCGCACGTTCCGATAAATCATAGTTACTGCTTACCATTGGTAAGTTTGTAATTTTATTGGAAAGGTCTCGGTTCGAATCCGGCATGCCAAAATAATTTCCATGAGATTATTTTGGCATCTGGATTCACGATAGTGTATTCATGATCATTCTAGTGAATGAAATATCTTCTTGCTGCGCAGGAGTTTAATGTTGAATTCAGGTACTCCTGCCCCTGCTGCAACTCCTCCTGCAACTGCTGTTGCTACCCCCGAGTTTATTGCGAAAGTGAAAGGTTATCATGATGATAACTTTACTGAGGTTAACTCTGCACTTACGAATATTGAGAAGCAGTTACGAAAAGCCTTATCGAAGGGTGATGACTCGGGCGAGCTTACATTCACCCGTCTTTATACTATGTTACTTGGAGTTTGGTGCGAAGCTAGACTTCATAAGCTTTTGTACGAAAAAGGGGTCTTCTCGGAAACAGAGAGGCAATTTGTATATGCAGTTACGCAGCTTAGCGAGCGCTGGCAGCGCGCATTAGAATTGGGCCTAAAGAAACATTTAGGGTTGCCGATGGATGAAGAGATCTCGAGGCGTACCGTAAAATTTTCGAAGCTTAATATTTATGAGGAAATTCGAGAGTGGATTTCTGAACATTTCAGCCCGGCAATTACATTGCGGAATAAAATTGCGCACGGGCAGTGGGCTATGCCATTTCCTAACACTCAAGGTGATTGGCTGAGTAGCAATAATTTCAGTATTTGCGGGTTGTCAAAAGCTGCCTTGAGTGCTGAGAATTTACTCACAACGTCAATAAAAATAGATCTTATCAAAGAAATTTCGGTGACTATCAATAATTTGGCAGTGGATAGTCTTATCTATAAAGTTGAAAACTTTGATGAGCGATATGCCGAGGTGTCGTCGATTATCGAAAAGTTGCCATTGGTTGATTATCGCGCTTTCAAACAAGGAATTAGGGGTACATTTAAAACCCCCGCTTGATGCCCGGCAAAACGTAGCAAATATCTACTTGCGCAAGCCAGTGAGTTCACAGCCTCAACTCTTTTCGCTGGTTTAGCAGGGCGTTTCGATCCGTAGATTCTCTTCAGCTAGCCACCCGAGTAAACATCAGTCAGAGAGTTTCGTGCTGCTTTTTCAGCGTGTTGCGCGTTGTGGCCTATTCCCAAACGCGCCCGTCCTCTGAATCATTCCGTCCGAATCAACCCCCGCCCAACCCACTCCGCGACCTGCGTAACAACGGCGTTTCCGGCACCAAAAGCCTCTGCAAGGTTGGCCGCATCCAGTCCGAGGCAAAGCCCATCATCCTCAGCCGCTCGCTGCCGCTCAGCCATCTGATCCCATCCGTTCGGGTGAGCGACGAGAGTGGTACAGCCCATAGCGATTTGGGAAGGGGCTTTGTCTGCCAATAGAGTATTGGCAGCCCAGGCATCCGCGGGGCGTGGCCACTGGATCGATTGAGACGCTGGAGGTATTGCGTCCACTGGCGCGGCGTCAGCCAGCAGCTCGATGGGGGGCATTCGTCGATAACCTGCGACCAGGAATACTCGGCGACGTTGCTGGGGGACTCCGAAATATTGAGCATTAAGCACTCGCCAAAATCCCACATACCCGCAGTCCGCAAGGGCCCTGATGACTGTTTCAAAGTCTTGGCTATCGTTGATAGCGAGCAAGTTAACGACGTTCTCAAGGACCACCCAGCGAGGTTGAATTTCTTTGAGGATTCGTATGACTTCCCAAAACAGGCCGCTGCGTTCGCCGCGTAGTCCGCGGGTGGCTTGGTTGCTGGGTCTGGCACCGGCAATGCTGATGTCTTGGCAGGGGAACCCGGCGGTGAGGACATCGACGGGGGAGAGGTTATGGGCGCCGCACTGGCGCACGTCTTCAAATTGGCGTGCATGGGGAAATCGATCGGCAAGCACAGCCCGGTTGACCGGGTTGAGTTCAACTTGCCAGGCGCTGCGGTAACCGGCGTTTTCAAATCCGACATCAAAGCCTCCTATGCCTGCGAACAGGCTGCCAATGGTGGGTTGCTGCATTCATGAACTCGTTGTTCTGGATGCTCGCGGCACGCTGGGGGGAGGCTCTGGGCCTTCAAGTGGTTCAGTGTTCGGCAACGCGGACACTTGATTTGTATTTCAAGGAAGCCGCTGGCGGCGGCGAGTTTGCGGTTGCATTGGCCGCAACGTATGTCCTGCATGAAAATCGTCCTTGATGGGAATCAGTCAGTCGTTAATCAGGTTTATGTTTTCTCTGCCTTCATTCGTTTCCACTCTCGATCCGTCGCCCGCTTCGCCGCTTTCTCAGTGGCGTACAACCATCGCAACCGCTTCGGCTTGCTCTGATCCCCAATCGTCACAGTCTTCTCTTTCCCGGATTTCTTGTCGCGGTAATGGGCAACGATGCCGGTGAAGTCACCCTTGTTCTCTTCAGCCAGATCCTCGACGGTGTCTTCCGGCAGCTTGCTCTCCAGCTCCAGGCTGACGGTGTAGCCGCTGTCCGCGCGGAGGGTGTGCTGCACGTTTCCGCCGTACCAGATGATTGCGTCGATCTCGTCCTTCACACCCTGGAGCGTGTAAGTCAGTTCGGGAATCAGGTCTGGTCGCCCCAGTGCCAGCGTGTAACTGAGGGTGGCGCTGCCGCGTTGCAGACGATTGAACTCGGCCCGGGCAGCACGCAAGGCTGATTGCCGATCGCTGTAGGTGTGGCGCAAGTCCTTGAGATTTTCGCCGCCGCCGGCAATGGCTTCCTGTTTCTTGGCGCTGTTCACGTCATAGAAGTAGGCACGCGCGCCGTCATAGCTGTCGCGGTCAGCTTGCAGGTAGCGGTGTTGGTCACCGTCGGCGCGGGTGAGGGTGATATGCGGCAGTTCGGCGCCGCTGGCGGTCTTGCCGCCGCCCGCTGGCAGGCAGAGCAGGCAGCCGGCCTTGATGGTAACCACCGCATCGAATTCTTCACCGATGCGGCAGATCAGGTTGGCGTCGGACTCGTTAGCCTGGTCGAGCTGCAGGATGTCCAAACCATCAAGAGTGCCGGCAATGGTCACGGTCAGGCCGTGGCTCAGGGCGATGCCGCCCAGTACGTCGCCGAGGGTGGTGTTGCTCCAGCTGCGTTCGCGTTTGGTCTTCAGGCCTTTGCGCAGGTCAGCCGATCGGGCGCGGATGCTCAGCACGTCGGGCGCGCCGCTGTGTTCGGTTTCATCGACGGTGTAGGTGCCCTTGTCCACCAGGCCGGTATCGCTCCAGCCGAGCCAGAGCCGAATGACCGCGCCTGTGGGTGGGATGGCCAGCAGGCCGTCGTGGTCGCTGAGGGTAAGGCTCAACTGATCGGCCTCGATGCCGCGGTTGTCGGTCAGCTCCAGGCTCATCAGCCGCGGGCTGATCAGTTTGGCGATGTCGTTGCCATCCACCGTGATGCGGAACGCCGGCACCGGGTAGCCGGCTTCGCGGCGGTAGCGTTCGACGGCGTCATCCAGAAAGCCGGTGACGCGGGAAAGGGCCATATCGATCACAGCAACGACCTCATGATGCTAACGCCTGCGCGAGTGCCGGCGCCGATCAGGTCGATCCGGTCGTCATCGATGCGTTTGAGGCTGAGAGTGAATTCGATGCGGCGCGGCGTGCCGTCACGGAAGAAAAACGTCTTGGTCTCGCTTAGGCTTTCGATGACCCATAAGCCGTAAATTCGACCGCTGCCCTCGACCACGGGCCAGGGCTTGCCGGTGTTGGCCATAAGGCGCAGCGCGTCGAGGCTGAGGGGGCTGCCGGCCAGTTCCGGCAGGATGATGCCGGGGAGGGTGATCGCGTCTTCACCGCGGCCGACGAATTGCCGCGCGGGTGCCGCACCAATGCGGCTGTTGCTGGCGTGGCGCCAATCGGTCTGGCGTTGCAGTTCCTGGTAGGCGACGGTGGAAAGGCTGAAGACGAACATGCCCAGGGCAAGCATCATAGTGATTACTCCAGGTCGGCGAGTCGGCTGCGTTGACGAGCGCTTTTCTCACGTTCAATGCGCGTCAGTTCGACGCGCACGGCGCGGGCGATGGCTTGTGCGTCCAGGCCAGGTGTTGCAGGGATGTGGATCTCGTAGGTGTCGTGGCTGTCGTAAACGGCGCTGCCGGCGTTGCTGATAGGGGCACGGCTATCGACCGTTATGCCGGGCAAAGACGTCATGCCCAATGCCATGGAACCAGCGGACGTGATTTGCTTGCTGATGTCGGTGATGACGTCTAATGGGCCGCGCTGGCCATCCTGAAGACCTTGCGCCAGGCCGGCCATGGTGAAGCCACCCAGTTCGGCAAACACCCGCGACGGACTGTGAATGCCGAGCTTTTCCTTGAACCAGCCAATGGTTGCGTCGCTGATATCACCCATGACGTTCTTGAGCTTGCCGAAGCTTGCTTTCAGCCCGTTCACCAAGCCGTCGATGAGCAGGCCGCCGAACTCGGTAAAGCGGCCGGGCAGGTCGATGCCCAAGTAATTCATGACCGCCGCAAACGCCTGGTAGATCAGGCCAATGGGGCTGAAGTCGATCAGAACTTTAAGAATTCCACCGATTCCGTCACTGAACCCGGCTTTGATTTCGCGCCAGGCGCTGGTGAAATATGACTTCACCGCGTCCCAGTTTTTGTAGATCAGGTAGGCGCCGCCAGCGATGGCCGTGATCGCCAGGCCGATGGGGCTGAGCATCAGCGCACGGCCGACCATGAGCAGCGCTTTGCCCACAAACGGAAGTACTGATCTGCCGAGGCTCCATAACAGGCTGATCAAACCGGGCAGCCGAATCCCCAATTGCGCGAACATAAAACGCAATGCCACAAATGGCAGTAGCACGCTGGCCACGGTGATGAGCAACCCGCCCAGGGCGATGGACAGCGCGGCGATGACGGCGACGGTTTTGACGAGTCCAGCGGCGAGGTTCGGGTTTTCGCTGGCCCAGCTTTTGACCCCGCGGATGATCTCGGTGACTGACTGAATCAGCCCGCGCAACGGCCCATCCTGTTGCTCTTGCAATTCGATGCCCAGATCCTGCCAGGCACTGCTCAAGGTCGTCAGATCGCCCTTGAGGTTGTCGGCCATCACTGAGGCCGTTTGCGCTGTTTCGCCCTGACTTTGCCGCAGGTTCGCGATGAGTTTTTGCAGGTCACCCGTACCGGCCTGTTCGACCAATTGCGCCATGCCTTTAACCGCTTCCTCGCCGGAAATGGCTTTGAGTAACCCGCCCTTGTCGGCAGTGCCCAGGTCTTTGGTTTTGTCGTGGATCTCTTTGAGGATGTCCGGCAAGGGGCGCAGGTTGCCATGGGCATCGGCGGTGGTGACCTTGAGTTTTGCCAAGGCTTTTTCCGCGGCCTTGGGCGGGGTGGCCAGGCGGTTCATGATGGTGCTGAGTGCGGTGCCGCCCATGCTGCCCTGCAAACCGGCATCGCCCAATTTACCCGCCATTGCTGCGGCGACTTCGAGTTCGACGCCGTAGGTCTTGGCCATGGGCGCGGCGTATTTCATGGTTTCGCCGAGCATCTGCAGGTTGGTGTTGGAGCGGGTGAAGGTACCCACCAACACATCCCCCAGTTTGCCCATCTGGTCGGCCTGCATGCCGAGTCCGGAGAGGATGTTGGAGGCGATATCGGCGGTTTGTGCCAACTCGGTACCACCGGCCGCTGCGAGGTCGAGCATTCCTGGCATCGCGGTTTTGATGGCCGCCGGATCGAAGCCTGCCATGGCGAGAAAGCCTTGAGCATCGGCGGCCTGGCCGGCGGTGAATTGCGTCGATCCGCCCAGTTCCCGCGCTTGCTTACGCAACGCCGCGAGCGCTTCTGAGTCTTTCTCCAGTCGGGAGATAGCCTGCGTTTTACTCATGCTGGCGTCGAAGTCGATGCCCGGCGCCATCAGCTTGGCACCCGCATACAGCGTTGCACCGCCGCCGGCTACGGCGGTGGCGCCTTTGCCGGTCATGTCGCTGGCGAGGTGTCTGGATTTATCAAAGGTTGCGCGCGCCGCGGCCAAGCGTCTCTGTTGAGCGGCCAGCGCAGCCAGTCGAGTGGTTTGTTCGGTGATGCTGTGGTTGGTGGCGCGGATCTGCTCGCGCAACTGCCGCTCATGGTTGCCAAGGTTTTGGGTGCTGATCCCTGCGGCCTGCAAGCGGGTGCGCAAACCTTGGAGCTGTTGGCTCTGCTGCTGATGCTGCTGTTTGAGTTTCTGCGCTTCGCGCACGGCAGTGCGGAAGTCCTTGGTCATGGCCTTGGTCGGCGCGCCGGTCGCGGCAATCTGCTGACTGAGAGCCTTCACCTTGTCGCGGGCGGCGTTCAGCGCCTGCTCGGTCTGCTGCGCCGCAGCGCGTTGCGTACGCCAGGCACTGACATCTTTCTGTTGGGTGTTGAGTGCCTTGAGCCGGTCGCGGGCGTCCTTGAGTGCACGAGCGGCGCCGATGCTCTCGTTGTTGATCGCCCTCAATGGCCGGGTGGCCTTGTCGATGGCGTTCAGCAGCACCCGAAGTTTTAAATCATTCGCCATCGGCGACGCTCCGCACCCTGGCGCGCTCGCGCCATTGCATTAATTCTTGCAGGCCCAACTGGTCCATATCCGCCGGCGCCCAATGAAAGACCACGGCCAGGTCGGCCATGGCGTCCTCTACGCAACGAGGGAGGCGTCCGTCTTCACCGATTTCTGCAACAAAAAACCGGAAATCTTGCTGCCACATGCGAGCAGGTCGGCCGGGTCCATACCGGCGGCTTCCGGTGCGGTTATGCCGGGGCTGGTGAGGCGCGGCAGGATCTTGATCAGGGTGGCCACGTCCATGTTCAACAATTCCACCAACTGCACGCCGCGCAGTTCGCCGGCCTGCGGTTTACGTAAGGTGAGGGTGTCGATGGTGGTCTTGCCGCGCGCGATCGGCGTGTCGAGGGTGACGGTGTTGTCTTCGGCGAGTGGTTGAATTTCGATGGTCTGCATGGGGTTTTCCAGATAGCTGTGAGTGGCTTAGAGGCCAATGGCGGCGCGCTGCTGTTCCAGCAGGTCGACGCCGTTGACCTTCTCGATGAAGTTGAGCAAGTCGATCTCGATGATGTCTTCGTTGTCGACGATCAGCTTGTAGTAGGAACAGGTGGTGGTGATGCTGTGTTCGGTGTCTTCCCCGGGCTCGTGGTCACCCATTTCGATGGTTTCGTGGCGGCCGCGCAGGACCACCTCCACGGCGCTGACGTCGCCGGTGTCGTCCTGCTGAAACGAGCCGGCAAAGCGCAGCGCGATGCCCGAGGCATTGACGGCGCCGAACTGGCGCAGGGAGATCAGATCGAGGCCGCCGGTCTTCCATTCGAACTGGATGCCGTCGTCGGAGAAGCCCAGGTCGGCCTTCACGGGACCATTCATGCCACCGCCGCGATAGGCTTCCATCTTGCGTCCCAGGGGCGGCAAGGTGACCGACTTCACGACGCCGACGTAGCTGTTGGCATCGTTGAACAGGTTGAGGTTTTTCAGTTTGCGCGGCATGGCCATGGCGCTGGTCTCCGGTTAGCGATTGATCTGGCTGGCGAAGTTGATGAGGTAGCGGTCGGTGATGCGCTGGCGCAGGGTGAGGTCTTCCAGCGGCGGCACCGGTGTGTAGTCGTAATCAAGCCAGAGCTTGCCGGCCTTGAGGGTGTCCTCGGTGTTGATGTCTTCGGGATACCAGCAGCTTCCGCCGATCAGGTAACCAGCGGACACCTTGCTGCGGAACTCAGCGTTGACGCCTTCGATCATGTCGCGCACCAGGGAGGCGTGCAGCGGCTTGTCCATGGCCCACATTTGCGTGCCGGCCATGGTGTCCGCCAATACCTGCGCGGTGCGGGTGTAGCTCTCGAAAGCAAACAACGGATCGTCACTGCAGGTGCGACTACCCCAGAAGCGCAAACCGCCCTCGTTGATCAGCGTGGTGACCTCTTGACTGTTGAGGTAGTTGGCATCGGTGGCGGGGTTTTGCAGGTCCCAGAACACGTCGGCGTTGATGCCGGTGACACCGTTGACGGCGATGTTGGAAAGGGTTTTGTGCCAACCGGTTTGTTGGTCGATCTTGGCGCGCAGGCCGAGAGCGCGAGCAACGGCCGTGGCGTTGACGGTCTTGTTGGTGGCGGTGTCCCAGCTGAGGAAATCCGGCCAGATGACCATGACTTCACGGGCGCCGAAATTCTTGCGATAGGCGACCGCTTCCTCCTTGGTGTTGCAGCCCCAGGCGCTGACATAACTGAACGCCCGCAGTTGCTGGGCGATGGACACGAGTGCGGTGGCGACGGGTAGGGTGTCCAAGCCTGGGACACCCAGAATGCGCGGTACCAGGCCGAGCCGCGACTTGGCGGCGAGCAGGGCTTTCATGCCGGTGTACTTGCCGGTTTCAGTGGTGGTGCCGATCAGGGCGCTGGTGGTCTCGGCTTCGTCCTGACCTTCCTTGACGCGCACGACGATGACGTAGGGTTTGGTCTGGTCGGCGATGGCTTGCAGGCTGACGGCGAGGGTACCTTTTACGCCGGCTTTGCCGATGGCGGTCTGGACGCTGGTGATCAGGACTGGCGTGTCAAATGGGAAGACTGTTGCGTCGGCATCGTCAGCGGTGCAGACCATGCCGATCACGGCGGTGGGGATGGTGCGGATGGGGCGTGAGCCATCGTTGAGTTCGATGACTCGCACGCCGTGTAGATAGTCGGACATGGCTGATCTGCGTGGTGATAAAGGACACCACACAGGCTGCCGCGCTCATCACACGTTGACGAGCCGCGGCGGTTGTATCGGGCAGGCTAACAAGGTACGAAGTAGCATCGCAAAAGGGAGTCAAGACTTGTCTATCGTTGGAGGCGCTGGCCACTCGGCGTTCATAGGGAATCCGGGTTGCTGTTCAAGGCGATTGAGCTCCACGCTGTAGCGCATCCAGCCCAGTAATGCCGCCTGTTCATCCGATGTAATCAACTGCAGTTGTTCAGCATATTGCAGCGGAGCGATGCGCAGTTGGGCGTGTTGCATCAAGGTGTCACGCTCCAATAGTACGTGTGCCTTTTTTTCCGCCAAAACTGCTGACTGATCGAGCAACCAATCATCACCTGTCCAGTGGTAATGGGTACCTGGCCAAGGTTTTGTAGTAACGGAGTCGGGCAGCTCGCCCACTTCATGCCACAGCAGCGATTCGCCGTTGTTTGTCCGGTAGACGAGACCGCGATGATCCACCCTCTGCTCAGGCAAGCCATCAACCAAAACCCAGACATAGCCTGGTTTTGCATTTTCCAACGCCTTCGGCAGATGAACAGCATTGCTGGGTAACTCAAGTCCAAGTCCTGGGACGATCGGGAATTCGACCGGCCCTATCAAAACACCGGCGTTATCGATCAAGTAATTTTTCATGGCTGCTCTCAAATGATTTTGATCCGCCCTGGATAAGCAATGTTTCGAGGTCGCATTACTCCAACCGTGCCGATTTGCCTGATTTGCGTTATGCCAGATTGATCACCGGCCAATATGCTCCCTCTGTAATTCGCCATTTCAGCCAGGTCGAGGCCGTGAATGTCGTGAGCTCGTTTCTGTTCATCCTGACTGAGGCCTGTTACCAGTATGGTCCCGCCATCAGTACTGAAGTCGTAGGGTTGCCTCGAACCTTTTTGCCAAGTACCGGGTGTGCGTCCTGCATCAACGTTGCGTGAGTCGTCGAGAATTCGAAGAAACTCCCCCCGGCCTTCTGGCCCGCGAAAGGTCATCCCGTCGTCTTGAACAGTCCATCCACCTTCGTTGCCTATGCTGTGTTGCTCGGTGCTGAGCATTCCTGATTGCTGGGCGTGGTCCCAAAGCCAAGGCCACTCCAAGCGTTGAAACGTTCGACGGTTCAACGCGGCGTAACCGCCGGGGCTGAATTTGGTAGTGGTTTCAAAAACCGGATGGCCCAGCGGTAGCGTATCCAGGCGCCCGAGGGGCCACCAGTGACCCAATCCGTCAGCGCACAAGTGCCACCAATCGCCTGTGCCCATCAGTGTCAGAAACGAATAGCCGTTATCGGAAAGATGCGTATGAAACAGGATGCGATCTGTTCCGTTGGCTTCAACAACAAGTCGATGTCCGGAATGGTCTTTGCGACGTATCAGAATTTCTCGCCTTGTGAGTTTCGCATCAGAGGGCGGGAGTCTTATCGTCACGGCACCCTTGCTGGCGTCGCAGAGCACCAAACCCATGTGTTCGGAGGTGAGGGTTTTTCTTTCGCGAATCAGGGTGTAGGGGCGCGCATGTGCATTTCGTAGAGAACGCTCTACAAAGTCACGGGTGGCGAGCACCACAGAGGGGTCAATTTTCAATTGAATGTTGGCGGTGCCGCTGGTGATGATGTGCATCCGCACCACCTGGTTGCGCCCCGATCCTTGGGCCAGCAGCGGTTTATAGCTGGGCGCCAGATTCGCCACTGCTGAAAACACGCCGTCCTTATCTTCAAGGGCCAGTTCCGTCATCCACCAGCCGCCCACTTCAGGAGGCAACACCACTTCGGCAATCAACACATTCGAATCGGTGGGGGAGACGCGCAATTGATTGAGCTGCGCACGATGTACCTGATGGATCAGCCGTGTCTGTGACGGATCCGGTACCGGATCGTCGCCATAGGCATCACCGATCAGCATGTAACTCGGCTCCCAAGGAATGCCGAGGGCGTCGCAGTTGGTTTTCTTGGCGGCTCCGAGGGTGGTGAGCATGCCGCCGAAAAGAGTGTTCTTATCAACCATGAAGGTACACGTCCAGTTCGTCGAGGGTGTAAATGCTGGCACCGCCATAGCCCTGAACGAACACATCAATGTCCGGGTTTACCCACGGATAAACATCGATTTCGTCGCCGTCATCGATGGCCACTGCGGCATAGGTATCGACGCGGGTTTCCAGAATGATGTCGAGGCTGTTCAGGTGGCGGGTGAGGGGCTTGGCGTCGTCGATGAGCCAGGTCAGTTCCTGGTACATCTCTTCGGTGATGCCGGTTTCGGACACGCTGATGTTCAGGGCAAACGTGGCGCGCGGGCCGAGGGGCACGGTCTGCCACCATTCCACGACTTCAATTACAAATCCCAGCGGCTCGACGACGCGGCGCAGTGAGCCGAGGGTGCCTTTGCGTGAGTGGATGTAGTACGCGGAGCGAATGGCCGAGCGCTTGGCTGATTCTGGCCATTGGCTGTCCCAGCGGTCTACCGAGAACGCCCAGGCCAGATAGGGCAATAAGGGCACGGGACAGAGGTCTGGGTTGTAGAGCTGGCGCAGCGGGATGGGGACGCGTTGGATCTGGGCCAGGGCTTTAGCGGCTAGATGTTCCAGTGGTGTGGCGTTGCGCGGGAGCAGTGACAGGTCAGTCATCATCAAGCCCCAGTGACAGGTCGATGTCGGTGCAGTACGGCGCCTGGTAGGGAGTGGCGACAATGTCGTCCCAATCGTCCAGCACCACCTTGCGCACACCCTCGACATGCAGCGAGGCGTGGAGGATGGATTCGGATATCTCCAGCCCCAGCCGACGGCGTTGATGCACAAATTTCAGCAGCCGTTCTTTGGCCGCTTTCAGGATCAGCTCCGACTCTGGGCCTGATGTCAGCAGGTAGAGTTCGGCGCTGATTTCGTAGTTGATGATTTGCGCGCCTTGAACCTTCAGGCGGTCGCCTAATGGGCGGCGGTCATCGTCGCTTAGGTAGGCTTCCACGGTGGTCAACAGATCCGTCGAGGCTCTGCCATTGCCCAGTGCCGATTGCACGGTGATGACCGCTTCTGATGGATTAGGACTTTCAGCTGTGGCGTCGGCCACACGACCATCGGCGGAACGTGCGTGGAAGATGTAGCTGTTGCGAGGGCCCGCTGTGCTGAGACCTTCCCAGGCCATTTGGGCACGCTCGCGCAGGCTGTCGTCGCTTTCCATCAGCTTGGGAATGGGCGGTATGGCCGAAGGGTTGGCGACCTGAATGACTAACCGCCTGACGTTGTAGTTGGCGGCCAGGTTCTCCAGATCGGCGCCCTTGGCCAGGGCGAGCATGTTCGCCGCTGATGCCTCATTGACCCGCTGGCGCCAGATCATTTCGCGGTAGGCGTTTTCCTCGAGCAGTTTGGTTAGCGGTTCCGATTCCATGTTCAGGCGTGCGGCGATTTCGGCCTGTTCCTCGGCTGGCCAAAGGCTGATGGCATAGGCTTTGCGCTCGGCAAGGATCTGCTCGTAATCGATCTGTTCGACGACCTGCGGTGCCGGGAGCTGGCTCAGGTCGATGGCGACGAAGGTGTTCAAACGCTGCCCCCCAAACGCAGAGGAACACTGAGACTCAGCGGCTCGTTGGTATCGACGATGCTGCCCTCAAGATCCAGCGTTGATTGACCTGCCAACGTGGCACCGAGTAATTGCACGCGACTGAGGCTGATGCGTGGTTCCCAGCGCATTAGCGCCATGACGGTGGCGGCGTAGGCTTGCAAGCGGATGAAGTCGTTGAACGGCTGGTCCACGAGTTCGGGTAGCAAGCTGCCGTACTCGCGGCGCATGACGCGGGTGCCGAGGCGGGTGGTCAGAATGTCGGTGACGGACTGGGTGATGTGTTCGACCTGGTCGAGGGCGGCTCCGGTTTCTCGGTTCATTGCGGCTGGCCTGTGATGCCGCCACCAGACATGACGCCGCCGTGAGGGTGTTTGACCAGGCTGATGTTGGCTGCGACCACATCCACCGATACGGTGACTTTGCCGGTGATGGTTTGGTTGCCGGTTTGGGTGTAGTCGCCCTCGTGGGTAATTGGGCCGACGATACGGATGCCGCCCGTGCTGGTCAGGTTGGTGGTGCCGCCCTCGGGCAGAGTGGCGTTCAGATGGTGCGCGATGCTGTCGTACTCGATGACGGTCCCGTCGCGGTAGGTACAACGGTGCAGACCTTCGCGGTCGCCGTTGGCCGGGTGGTGGTCGCTGAACAGACCGGTGAGGACAATGCCATTGCCGAGCTGACCGGAGGGACTGAACAAGATGACCTGCTCTTCGAGAGCGGGAGGATTCCACTCGCAGTCGGCACCTGCTCGCGGGGCGATCCATGGCAGCCAGCCGGTGGTCAGCGCGCCGGTTTTCACTCGCACGCGTGGGGGCTTCATCTGGGTTTCGGTGATGGTGCCGAGGCGGATGAGGTTTTCAATCAGGCGGGCGAGGGTGGCTAAGTCGTTCATGCACCCATGGTGGCATTCCCGCGTGTATGAACGCAGGGGGCTTCACCTGTAGTATCGCCAGTTACATGAAAAACAAATCGGTGCGAAACCCTTAAAGTTATTGATAGTATTTTTACATCGCTAGATTCGTGCTTGGTTTTTGCTTGCAGCATTCATTTCAGTTGCCTTGGAGGCATCGTGGTCATCAAATTTGAAAATAGATTGATTGCTTTCTTGGATGTGCTTGGGTTTTCTGCTCGCTTAGAAACTGATGATATTGAAGAATTACATCACAAGTATTCATCTTTCATCGACGAAGCCAAGGTAAAAACGTTCTATGAGGCGCAAGGCGATGGGGAAGGAAGAAAAAACTTTGATTTTTCGCAGTTTTTGTTTGATTCAATTGTTTTGGTGTCCTGCCCGATAGACGATGTTTATAACGTTAATAATTTTGTGGCCGCCGTTTCTTTTCTGCTTGAACTGGGGTTTAAAAACAAACTGCCATTGCGAGGAGCTATCAGTCGAGGTGATTTTTTATTCGATCCAGAAAGAAATATTTTTCTCAGTGAGCGTTTTCCGGAGCTAGCAAAATTCGAGCTGAAACAGGAGTGGGCAGGTTGCTCTGTCCTCCACCATGCTGAAGAAATTATACTTAGTTCATCAATGGGGGAAGGTGAAAAACTATTGGGAGATCAGAGAAGAGACCAGCCTTTTCATCGGTACACTGTACCTCTGAAGGACGGAGAAGAATTGAATTGCCTCGTATTGAATTATCTTTTTTTTCTAACGGAGGCTGAGATAAATGAAGGTATTGATTTTTTGATTTCTGGAAAAAAAGAGGAGAATGTTAAGTATTTTGAGTTTCTTAAAAATCTTCCGCTACCACTCCAAGTATTGCAGCCTCAATTTTTTCCAGCAAAGTATGCGGCAATTATGACGACTCGAAGTGGGTTTCGTATTAAGTTCGCTGATGAGAATTTCAAGTCGTGTACGCCAGGACCAGGCAGCTTTCAATTCACAGCGGTGGGTCGGTGGAAATAGGTGGCTATCACGTAGTCAAATGCAAAGCAGATGGTCTCGGATTAAAGCTATATCGATATCGGTGAAACCAAGTATTTCCCTTTGGTCGTATTGCACATCTGGTGCACCTCGTTCGGCGCGATTCTTCAACCCGTACTGATGCACCTTGGCTATTCGAGCGATTCGGCCAGTGAATCCTAAGCTGATGGTGTTACCGTCGCCTTTGACCTTTAAAAATCTTGCGGTCCGAATTTTCCGGAACATTTGGGCTTTCCGCTTCACCCGTTCCTGCTTACCGCGCAGGTTGCGCTGCTTGCGAGGTGCGAACTTGCTGCCGCCAGGGTTGTGTTGGGCCATGATTCGTTGCTGCTGGCTTTTCCGCAAAGCTTGGCCAAGGCTTCGGACCAGTCTGTTGCGGGCTGTCGGCTCAAGTTGCCCGAGCAGACCGGCCGCCCAGTCCTCCAGCGCATCCAGTTGGTTGGTCATTGCGGAACGGCCCATTCAATGCCAGTGCTCTGGGCGCCGGGTATCCAGTTCATGTCTAGGAATGCGGCGACTCGCTGCGGTTCACCAGGATGACGGATGGTGATGTTGCCTTCTTCGTCCTTGCCCACCACCACACGTTCGGTCAGCGGCAGCGTCAAACTCATATCCACTTTGCTGTTATCCAGAACGTCTGCCTCGAACTGGATGCCGTCGGCGGATTTGTTCAGGTTCTCCAGCAACTCAGACTGATGCACGCTCAACCAACCGAGAAGCGGCAGCATGACGCTGTCGGGATGGCCGGCAAAGTCGGTGAGGATGATCTGCAGGTCGAAACTGTATTCGAACGACAGGCTCGCCGCAGCGGTGCAGCGAACCTTGCCGTTGTCGATGAAGATCAGCAACCGGTCAGGGTTGTGCTTGAGTTCGGCAATGGTGGCCAGCAGATGTGTGCGCAAGCTATCGGGTTTATTCATGGTTGCCTGCGGGGCTGATGTGTAGATAAGCGATGTAAGGACGAATCATGCCGCCACCAACTGACCGCAACCGCAGTTCTCATGCCGCTCGTAGGCGCGCTGGAGCTTGATGTCGTACAGGTTCCGTTGGTAGTCCGGTCCGTTATAGAGCTTGGCAAACTCGGCCCATTGGCGTGCCTTCAATGCCTTGTACAACGCCGGGTCAGTTTCGATGAAGCGTACGAACGCGTCGAACTGCTGCGATTCGTTTGTGCTCATGGCTGCGACGAAGTCTTGCGCGTCGGCATAGCCCAATCGTTTCCAGTGAAACCCCATGATCTGGAAGGCGCCCCAGGAAGCGGACTCCAGGGCGGCAATGTCGTTAAGCACGCGGGCGCTGCCTAGCCGTTGATGTTCGGCGCTACCGCCGACGTAGCCACCGGCTTTCGGGTTGACGATGGTCGGGTGAGCGGCGGCGAGTTGATCGGCACGGCGTTTGAGGTCGGCGAGGTTATCGCTTTCGTGGCGAGCTTTCGAAAGCTGGCGGTACATGATGTGGCGTTCGAACAGGATCACCGGTTTGCCGATGTCGAGAAAGCCGCGGCCTTTTGATTCGACTTCGTTGACCGCATAGACGACAGCCAGTGGCACGTCGAGGCGTTGTGCGGCGTTGACCAGGTCGACGTTTTTCAGCAGTTGCTGGCAGTCATTGCCGGCGAGCGCTGCTTGTGTTTTGGGACCGGCGATGCCATCGGCCACTAGACCAATGCTCAACTGATAGACACGCACGGCCGCTTCAGTGGTGTCGCCGTAGTGCCCGTCAACGACCAGTCGGGCACCGTTAGTGTTCAGGGTGGTTTGCAGGTGGCGCACCGCTTGCGAGCGGTCGCCGTGACGTAATGAAATCATCGTGAGGCTTCCTTGCGAATGAAAAGTTTCCTGGCTGCAGCGCGGGTTCCTTCCACGCCGAGCAGGCCGATAATGCCACCAAAAAAAGGCGCGGTGGACGCGGAAACACCGAGCAACGGTAGGCCATGGCTAGCGGCCAATGCCAAGGCGCCGCAGAGCGGGGCTTCGATGGCGATACGGCGCCGAGTGCCACCGCCGTACATGATTCGAAGGGCGGCGATGATCAAGGCTAGGAGGCCGGCGTACAGGGTCGGCCAGTGCTGTTCGAGCCAAGCGGCGAGCCAGGCCCAGGTGTCGGGACGTTCGGGCATGTGTTTCCTTCCTTGGTTTAGGCGTGGTTGTAATGGGTCAGTCCCACAGGTTCACCATTTGCCTTTGCGGGGCGGCGGTTTGTGTTTCGGGCATTTGCACGGCTAGACCCTGAGGCAATGTCGGTCCGTGGTCGGCCAGCCCGGGGTTGGCGTCAAGTACGTTTTCGGTTACGCCAGCGGTGCGGCCGTAATGTCGCCAGCAGAGGGCATCGACGGTGTCGTTTTGCTGGGCGCGAACGGTGACGACCATCAGATCAACTCCACGGTGGTGCGGCCGAGGCCGAGGAAGTCGCGCACGGCCCAACGCTGGTCGCGGCGCAGTTCGTCGATGCTCGGGGTGAGGTCGTCGGCGTTTTGGTGGCCGCTATTGGTGCTGTCGTAGGAGCGGTAGCGCTCACAGATTTCGGCACCGGTCGCCGCGTAGATCGCCCGTTGGTATAGGTGGACGAACTGCGATACGTTTTTGACCCGATCGGTGGGGATGTCGGCCAGCGTGGTGTAGCCCTCGGCCTGTTGGGTACGACGCCACTCGGCGAGCTCGCGGTTGACGCTAATGGCGGCGGCGATGGTCGCGGTTTCCAGTCGGATCGCTGTGACGCTGGCGTCGATCCGCAGCGTGCCGCGCACGTCGTCCAGATTGATCGACGGCCAGAAAGGGTCGGTATTGATGTGACCGCTGGGGGCCTTGCCGCCCGCGATGAATCCGCTCATTGCGCTGCACTCTGCAATAGGTCGCCGGTGGTCGGGGCTTCACGTTCAGGTACGTGGCCTGGCCGATCCGCCCCGAGCCGGCGGGGTGCGTGGGGACGCTCGGTTAGCCGCCAGTGGCGGCGAGTTTGTTGAGCAGCCGTTCGGCCCGCTCCAGATCTTTTTTGCCACCGCAGGCGTCATGCAGTTCGATGGCTTTTTTCAGCAGGTCGATGCCGGCCTGAACTTGACAAGGTTGGCCGGGCGGTTCTTCGGTGAGGCCTTCCAGAGTGGCGCGGCCCATGGCGAGGAACAGCTTGGCGCGGGCCTGGTCGGGCATGTCTTCGGTGTCGGTCAATTCGGCGGCGCGATGCAGCGTGGCCAGGTCGAACGATTCGCTGACCTTCTGCGCGCTCAAGGCTGCCGTGGCGATGTCTTCGGCGACCAGGCAGCCTAGCGTGCGGGCGAAGCGATCCGGCATGACCATCTTGTGCTTCAGCACGTACTGCGCGATGTCGAGGCCACCGCTGAAGTCGCCGGCATCGAAGCGCCAGACCATGATGGTGGTCAGCACTTCATCTTGCGCACCGAGCCCGGCTTCCAGTACGCCTTGCACATACGGCACGTAGTCCGGCAGCAACTGGCGTTTGAGTTCGGCCTTGCCCTGATTCGACTGGATCTGTTTCAGGCGCAGGCGATCTTGTAGCAGTTGGTTGAGCTGATGTTCGTAGGCGGTGGCGCCAGCCATGGTTTGGTTGGGTTCGACCGCGGCCGCCTCAATGGCGGCCGTGACGCGCAGGAAGTGATGACGGCAGGGGTTGGTCATGGTCGTCTGCCTACGATGCGATTTCGATGTTTTCAGCGAGGGCGGCGCATTCCAGGTCCTCGATCACATACGCGTCGTTGACCGACTCGTAGTTTTCGATGCGGTCGCGCTTGGCGTTGTCGAGGACGGTGCGACGGCGGCTGCCTTCCTGCCAGTAGATCGACAGGTTTTCGAGCTTGGTCACCAGCAGCCCACGTGCCGGGAAGTACGGCACGCGCACCGCCGGCAAGTTGCCCAGGCGTTTCTGGCTGGTGACGATGTCGGCGGCGAGGATCTCGCTCGGGGCGTTGTCCTTGTTGATGATCGGGAAGTATTTGTCGGCCAGCAGTTGGCGGCCGCAGATCACCACCAGGTCTGGATCTTCCTGGTACCAGGGCGCGATGAACTCTTCGACCATGCTGAACACCAGGGCGTCGAGGTTGGTGAAGTCTTTGCCGGCGCCGATGGCGATCTTGCCCGAGCCTTCGGCGATTTCTTTCATCACACGGGCGGCATTCTCGGTGCGCATTTTTTGCAGCCAGCCGATGTTGACGTCCTGGCGCAGTGGGTTGGTCGCCGGGTTTGAGGTGGCGGCGCGGCTGGTGCCGTTCCAGCCGATCAGGATGCGGTCCAGCGCCTGGCGTTTCAGGATCGCGTCGCGGATGCGTGCCTGGAAGTCGGGGAATTTGGCCCAGGCATCCAGTTTGCTGTAACGCAGGTGGGTGTCGAAGTTGGTCTGCGAGCAGAAGTAGCCGCGATCATCGAGGGTGGTGATGTCGGTGGTTTCGCGGTCCTTCTGGGTGGTGTCGGTGGTGCCGGCGTTCGGACCGCCGATGCCCATGCCGATCTTCTCGCCCATCTGCTCGGTAACACCGTAGATGTTGATCGCGCTGAGGAACTGACTGGATTCCTGCATGCGGGTTTCCAACGTTTGGGTGACGCTGGGGGCGGTGGCGAATTTGGTGGTGACGTCGGGTACGCCGTGCAGTTTGGTCAACTGGCCGAGGTAGGCGTTGAAGAGGTTGCGGGTGTCGTTGCGCATGGGGTCGTCCTTGGTGTCAGCAGTCGGTCATGACCTGGTTTCCGCCGCCAGTGACGGGAGGGCGTGTCTTTTGGTTGTGGTCCTGGGTGGTCGAGAGCTTGGTTTTCAGTTCGGTGAAGTCTTTGGTCAACTGGTCGAGCTGCGTTTTCAGTTCTGCGGAGAACTGTTTCTCCGCGGCCAGTTGATCGGGCAGGTCTTTGACGTGTTCGGCGATGGTTTCGACGGCTTGGCCGATCTGCGCGAACTCGCTGTCATCCTTGGCCTGTTTGCCTTTGAGCAGGGTTTGCACCTTGCTGAAGAGCTGGGCGCCGAGGCTGGGCTTTTCTTCAAACTCTTCGAATGTCAGTTCGGCTTCGACGGCCTCGGTGAACATCGAGGTTGCGGAGTAGTGCCGGTCTTTGAAGGGGCTGACGTCGGGCTTCTGCGCTGAGAAGGCGAGTACGTCGGTGCCGAGGCTGGCGGGGGAGTCCGTCACGGCCAGGCCGACGATGTAGGCCTCTCCGGTGTCGGCGAAGCTGTCGTCGATTTCAATCGAGGTGTAGATCTTTTGCTTGGCCTTGTTCATGGCGATCAGGTCGGCGGTGGGCTCGACCTGGGCGAACAGGGCCAGTTTCTTTTGGCCGTTGATATCGATTTCTTCGGTCTTCACCGCAAGGACGTCGCCGTAGGCCTTGAACGGGCTGTCTGGCAGCAGGCTGCGAAAATGCTCCAGCCAGATGCGGGCGCCGTAGGTGGAGGGGTTGAAGTTCTTCGCGGCCTGTTCCAGCCAGTCGCGTTTGATGGTGCGTTTGTCCGAGGTCGCGCCTTCGACGGCGACGCGGAACCAGTTGCTGCGAAATTTCTTCATGCCGGGAATGCTC